ACGTTCTTTGGTGTAATTCTATCTGTTTTCTTCGCCATATTACGAGTAGAATAAACTTAATATATTCATTATAGCACAACAGAAAGGGGAGCAAATGCTCCCCTTTGAATAAACTCAAGCCCACACAAACAGTCTATTTATCTTCCTTCTTATCAACCTTCGGTAACTTACCCTCAACCACCTCAAACCTTAAAGGAAAACGCTCCATCAACGACAACGCATCGTCTACGGAAACAACCTTTCGACTATTCAATTCAAACTCCAACCTCTCTAAAAGCAACTCTTCATTCCAAAGATACAAAAGAGTTACGAGGTCACTCTCTGGAACCTCAACCTTTTTAGAAGCCCTTTTAACCACCTTCTTAGCCATTTCAACAATAAGCTAAATTTAATATATTCAAAATAACATCACAATAGCACCACACAATGGGGGTAAAATAATCCCCATCGTGTGAATGCCTAACTACTATCAATCTTAGCGATTAAGATTGCACTCCTACACCTGAAGCTGCGAAGCTCGGTGTACCACCTGCGACATAGATTCCAACACCCGCCTCTGCCATTACGGTATGATCTGCACATGAACAATCTTGCAATAAGACCGTACCTTCAGTTTGAGCTGCTCCAAACCCGACTGCGTGAGCCGGTTTAGCTGCTCCAAGTTCATTGCTAAGGAATGTACAGTTTTTAACAAGTAACATTCTCTCAACATCTGTTGCATTAGCACCATAGATTCTAACCGCTTCCGTACCTGCCGCTTTAACAAGGAATAGACAATCTTGAATTACATTGTCCCTACATTTCTTTCCAGAAACAATCCCTCCAGTTAAAAGCATATTAGGTCTGATCTTGTTGTCTGCAACTATTTTATCCGAAGATCCAAACGTACAATTGATCCATTGAGCTGAATCTCCGTTATTAGCAACCTCTGCTGCTGCCGTCTCGTCCAAGTCCGTAGACTTGTAGAACTCACAACCTTCGTAGATTGAGTATTCTCCTGCCTCAACAACACTATAAAGACTTTCATCCTTTGTGTTACTTGAGTCGAACTTAATACCCTGGAACGTATTGCCAACCCCCGTGTTCTTCATAACTCCAAGATCTGTCGCTGCCGTTGTTACACCCATTGTAACTCTGGTCCTCGCTCCCATTCCAATTGATCCCGGTCTATGACCTGCGGAAACAAAGTGGAGCCGGCTCTTGGATATATCAAGCATCGCCGTTACTGCATGAGCTGCATACGCACTCAGGACAATCACGTCATCCTGATTGCTTGTGGCTGCATCAATTGCTGCTTGGACGGTTGCAAACGGATATTCTGCCGTTTTTCCGTCATAGTTGTCATCATCTCCGGTTGTTGGGTTTACGAACCAAACATCCCCGAATGTGGTAACACCTAACTTTTGAAGGGCATCCATCAACGGCTGTTGATATAGACCCTTTTTCTGTAGATCCGCACTCATTTTTAATTATGATAAAAATTTAACCTAAACCGTAAACCTCTTCAGATCAGTGTTTACGATACAGAATGCTCAAGCCGAAGCATGAACAGCTGATTGAGTATCACCGCTGCAAAAGAAGCCTTCCAACCACTTGTCGATCTCTGATTAAGAGGATCGGCAGTACCGGCAGACCCTTTAGCCTTCACGATATTCTCCATCGCTGCACCACTGATTCTTGAGATTCCGTAAGCATCCGCACCAAAGATGAGAGTTGCATACACGTCAATTCCACCACCACCTTCACCCTCAAACACCTTTGCCTCTGTAGTCTCGATAAACCTTACCTCTTTGTATGCTCCAACCTCTCCGTCCATCACATCTGCCTTATTTGCATACTTCTCAACCGGGACCCAACCAGTAAGACCACTGAGGTCATACGTTGTATCCGGGTGAATAATTGCAACATAGCAAGCATTGACGGGAGCAGTTGCATATGCCAAGTCCCCACGAACAATCTGAGTAAGTTTCCTTGCCTTGTTACCTTTGAGCGTCCTGATCGCAATATCAAGCTCGCCAGCCACCGACATTTTATCCTCGGCGACAATATCTCCTCTCGCAGCATTTGTCTTTGGAGAGGTATTGTCAACATACTGAACGCTAGTACCAGCAGCGAGAATATTTCTTGTTAGGGTATCCAGAGTCAGACCCGCCTGATCTCCAAGAATTCCCGAAGTTTCCATAAGTATTGGATCAAGCGTTGTTAGCTCTAAATAATCCGTGATCTTTATGAAGTCACCATACTGTCTTACTGTCGCAGTCACATCCGTCACCGCAAGAGATGATCCCGCAGGGGTTACACCTTCTGTGAGCGGAGTAGTAGCAGCAGCAAGGTTGCCATACTTTCTAAACTTGATCACATTCGTCATATTCCGAGGAATATCTCTGATCTGTGCAAATCTAGTGTGTAGCAAAAGAGGAACTGCCCTCCTGAGCATATTCCGATCATAGTAGTTGTTTATACCATGAGGAATCGTAGCTATTGTTTCCACATTTATTATGATAAAAATTTAATACTTGAACAAAAAAAGCCCGTGTAAAATGCCTAAATTCGGCAAATCACACGGGCTTTCCGTTGTTACCTATACACAGTATACCACATACCCATACCTAGAACGCAAGCCCTATCGAGCCTGTTTCGCCAACTCCCTATCAATCGTTTTCTGAAACTCCTCATCCGTCATTCCATCGGGATTGGGAAGATCTCCACCCGGTCCAGAAGGTCTATCTGAAGCTCCACCGGTAATTCCAGATCGCCCCTCCTTCTGTGCCTCACGCTCCATCCTTGCCCCCTTTTCAATAAGAGCCTTCGGATCCATAGCCATTTTTGCAATATAATCTACCTTTATCTCCCCGGAACGGGAATCACGAGCAATCTCTTTCATCTTCGAAGCAAACGGAACATAATCTGCATTTTCCTCCTTAGAAAGAAAGTCATCTATCGCCTGTGATCTTTTAATCTGCTCAATCTCAGAGTCCAACCGAGCGGTTTGCTCTTTTACCGGGGCTACACGAGCGTCTATAACCTTTGCATCTTCAGCATCCACGTCAATAGAATCAGAGTCGGTATCCCCTTTATCCCCTTTATCAGCATCCTCGATCTCCACGAAAGGAGAAAACGATTCGCTATCTCCCTTCTCCCCTTTTTCGTCAACCGCATCAACACTGGCATCGTCAGCACCCGTATCTTCGGCGGTATCTTCTACATCTTCTACATTTTCCTGATCGCCTCTTGTGTCATCGCTCATCATAAAGGAATAAAAATTTAATCAAACGGATCCCCATCATGACCCGGAACATTCTCTTCTAAATCTTTCGCAAGCCTATCCGGAAGATCGAGTAACTGTTCGGTAAGCTCTCGCTTAACCTTCAATCTCCACTGTTGTTTCTCGTCTAAATCGCTGTTGGTGTCGTTTATCGCCTTCTGATACTGCTCCAAATTGAAATTCAACGCTTTGAGAAGGCAAGCCCACCCTTCAGATTCGGTCAAATTACGAAGGGCAATAACAATAGCCTCTCGCTCTGCATCCTCGTTAGGTTTTTTTACCATAGCCATAGCATTACTTTACACAATCTATCGATTCATAGCAACCTCCTGCTCCGCCTCTTGTGACGGACGAGGTAGAGGTCGCTCTTCTCTCAATACAGGCGATTGACCGGGAAGTTGTTCCGCCGGCAATCCACCCGGTGTCGGAGCTTCCCCAGCCTCTTGTGCCTTTTGCTCCTGCAATTGTGGAAACAAATCCGGTTGCTCCCGCTGGAGTAGCAAGGCTTTCTTGTGTGTCTCTATATGAGCATATGTAGCATCAGTATCGGCAGCTTCGGCATGAATTTCCAAATGTACGGTGTGGTCATCTTCCGGCAATACCGGCACGTTCTCGTTCTTATCAAGCGCATCGTTTTGTTCACGAGCCATCATTTCGTCAAGAGTGGGAGGATACAACACGTCCACTTCGTCCCGCTCCATCCCAGACAACCGGGCAACCGATTTCAATCCATACCTCATATTCACACCTTCCAACCCTCCGGACATCTCCAACACTTGAATATGACGGGAAAGATCCTTCATCTTCCTCGCCTCAGACAAAATCTTACTCTCCACCTTCACGTCAGGATCCTCTTTCATAATAATATTCTCACGGGTAAGCTCTCTAAACTCACCAGACATTACCCCAGATAATCTCAAAACCTTCTTATCTATCTCCTTTTTGAAGTGCTTCTTATACAACCGATACCACTGTGACCAAAACTTCTTCTCCCCGGTCATTAAATTCTTGACCGCCAACGAATACCGAGTATCAACCTTTTGAGCCACCAAGTTCAATTCACCAAGAGTACGAGCCTCTTTACTAATCACCCCCTGTTGCAATTCGGGTGTCGCCGTTGCTCTTTGAGCAGAAGAATCCATCAACCCCATCATATAATCATAAAGCTGCATATTCGGATTCACCTTATTCATCGGCTGGACCGCTTGCTGTACCGGTCCGGAAGATGGAACAAACTTATTAAACCCAAATATCAAATCCGCCTTATTCTGAATCGAATTGGTGTCATATACATACATTGGATACAGATCCGCTTGCAATACTTTTACCCCAAGGTTGGTAACAACAGACCTCTTTCTCTGCTTATCTTCAACCAAATCCGGAACAGAAACGCCCTGAAACTGATGAGCCATCCGCCAAATTGCCTTGTCAACAATCTGCCACGTTTTCTCCTCCTTATCAAAAGGCTGATACCGGACAACGTTCTTAAAGTCGTCAGTAAATGTTGCCAGCACCCGTCCACCATCGAACCATGTTCTCCATTCTATCAACCGATGGTAATTATTTCCCTTAAAGTCCGGAAGCACCGTCTCAGATTCAGACTGCCCGCCAATAGCCTCCTGCCTTCTTCTGGCAGCCTCTTGAGTAAGATCATCCTTTGACGCAGTTTCCCTTACCGATCCGATATTTTTGTATACACCCTGCTCCTCCATTTGGTATTTGGTAAGCAATATCTCCCGACCACAAAACCTCATACCGCCAATACCACGAGAATTTCCGTCCACAGACATAGCCTTCGGATCATACAAAAACGCAGCCGGATCTATCAACTCAGGGACGGGAACCTTCCTGTCCCGGTCAAATTCCGTCATATTCACCAGCCCATACCCGAAAAACAACACATCCCACAACCAATCATAATCCAAATTTGCCTTCATCATCAAATCGTAATCATATTCACTCAACACGTTAAGATGCTCTTCCACCTCCAAATCCCCACGCTCCCGACCTTCCCACGCAATAGTCATCCGATCATCATACATAGATGCAAGAAGAGAGTTCATAATAGTGAAAATAAGAGGATCGCCAACAGCCTTCTTATCCCTCTTTTGATTGTTGTACAACTTCAACCGCTTTAACCACTCCTTAATCTTCGGCTCCATAAAGTCTTTCGAAGCCTTGTACTCAGCCTTAACTTGATCCGTAAGGTCTACCTTCTGCTTATCCGTGAGAGAATCCATCTCATCCTCCGCCCCTTCATCATCAACCTTCTCCACGACATCCCCCTCTATCGCTTTTACCTCCTGATTATCCTCTTTCTTATCTTTCTTTGCTGCCATTAGCCAAACCGATTAGCTTATTTATAGTTTCCTCTTCGCTCCCCGGTACAATCGCAACCGAATCCTTTAACTCCAACCCACCCTTTTCCGATACCGTTCTTGTTTCCGAAAAATGAATCACAGTTATTACCCCGTTCTTAATAACAATCTCCGCCTTCCCAAACTTATGACCTCGTAACTGACGAACCAAATCCGCCTCAACAGGACTTAGTATTGCAATTACTCGTTGAATCATATTCCTGTTGTCTCCCTTCATTATACCAGTATATCACGAATAAGATTTACGTATAAAACGGATCATCGTTGATATCTGCACCCCGTTTTCCAGAGACAGAAGTCGAAACTTCCCCTACCAAATCCTCAAAAACAGGCTCATCAAGCAACGCACGACCCAAATCTTCGATCATATGATCATCCTTATCCATAGTAGTGGGCTTTGGATCTTTCCTTTCCACAGCAGAACCACGCCAATCATCCCACTGATAATGACCCATCTCCCAATTAAACCGAGTACACGTTGAAAAGGAGTACAACATCGGGCTTCGAATAAACTCCCCACCCTCTACCTGATAACTCAACCGATCAGAAATCAACTTCCGGGCATCCGCTCGCCTCTTAGAGCCGGGAACATAATTCATACCGTACTTTCCATTCAAAACCTCCGCATACGAATTTCTCTCCCCCCGCCTCTTATCCATAACAAAGGCAGATGGATCCAATAGCCACTTTACCACACGATACTTCTCATCCTTTTTCTTAATTAGTGGAACCAATTGATCCGTAGGCAGATCCTTTTCCCACAACTCATCGACAACAAAACACCTCCCCTTCCGATCAAAAGCCACCCACAAAATAGCTTCCTCCACACGGGGATGAGTATCATAAGCATTTACCACTACAAAATCCTCCCCACGAACCTCAAATGGGTCTATCACATGAACATCCTTTTTCCAATTCTTAAACACCAGACCAGTCAAATGCTGAAATTTACCGAACACACGAGCTTGCATATCTTCGTCATCGTACTGTGCGATCATCCTCAGTATATCATCATGCTTGAGAAAACCCCTAACCCCATGATCGATACAAGCATCCTCCACTTCTGCCTCATGGAACATTCGATACCCTTCTTCTCGGTTTTCATTCACAACAATCTCGTCATACATCCACGCACTACCCATCAACGGGGTAGCCCAAATCATAATGACCCCACCCTTTCTCATACGAGCAACTGTAGCGGTAAAAATATTGTGAGGAGGAGGCTCATCAAAAAAAGCAAAAGAAAGGGTAGCAGACTCGAACTCCTTACCCCCCTGATCATACGTCATCAAATCAAACATCCACCCGGTATCGGTTTTCCACTCATACGGATAATTCTTACCCTTCTTCAAATGAGTATACCGCCCTGCCGGAAACCACTCCTCCAACATGGGAACAATAGTTTGTCGAATCGTTGTCGGATCTGAAGCAACACGGCAAACCTTCTCGGAAAAATAACCCTCCTTGAATATCGGATAATCAAAATACGGATTGTCACACGGAAAGAAAAGATGAGCCAAAGTGTTGACCATCGCCGTAGTTTTACCCACCCCATTCGCAGCGGAAAATAGGCATACAAAATAATCCCCGGATCCAACCTTCGCAAGAAACTCCTCAACCTTCCCAATCGGCTCGAAGTATCTATACTTTTCGTTTAGCTGCCGGTTTGCCAACTCGGTTATTACTTCGTTTTTTAGTTCTTTTCTTTGGGGTGTTAGCACCTTCCTCCTTTTTTAATTCAAAATAGAGGGCTTCCAGCTCGTCATCTGAAAGGTCTTTTAAGGAATTTTGCACTTCTACCTTCTCCGGAGAATAAGAACCACGAATCTTGTACGCCATGTCCAACGCACGAGACACCGCAGCATCAGCCGGGACAACATAACTCAACATCCACACAGAATACTCATACAAAACTTTCCCATTCTTGCCAAACTTCTTGCGCTGCTGCCGGGAATACCAAAAGTCCGCCTTACTTAGAGACACCCTATTGCCAATCCGTTTAACCTCTTTCTCCGTTACCTCACCATCAATCTCAATAACTCGAACCTCACGCTTTTGCAAGAGCTTCTTATGCACACGAGCAACATCCTTTTCAGGAATATACTCATCAATCAACTTCTGAAACCCTTCAGTTTTCCTTAGTTTGTGGGGATTCTTGGCATACGCATCAGAGTATCCAGCCTTCTTCATTGCAGGAGACAATTTTCCACCATTCTCCACCATATTCTTCAGAGTCTTTCTCTGTCGATCAGTAGTCATACCTCATTGTATCATTCTCGCTCTCGAAAATCATCCGGATCTATCATCGGAATCTGCTCCTCACGGCGCAATGGCAGTGTCGTCAACAGACCAATAGAAAAATAATACTGAGAATCTTGATGCATAGTTTTCTTCACCCAATGCTTTTCTGCCTTTCTCACAGAAACCGTATATATTTTCTCCTTCTTGAAATCCACAAACACAATCTCCTCAATACCATGCTCCGGAAACCAATGATCCACAACCTTCGCAGCAAGAGAAATCTCCCTCGTTTTCCACAGCACCGCCCGATTGAAGTCAATCTTCTTCAAATATCTCCGACCATGTACCACCCCATAGTTAATCTTTGACATGAAACCCTCCCTTTTCACGCTCTCGCCTCTCCTTATCCTCTTTAATTTTCCGATTAAATCCCCTCTCTTTGGCAAGGTCTATCAACTCACGCAAATCCATATCTTTTCCCAGAATCTCTTTAAGCCCCTTGTTTACCACCAACAACTCATCTTCGTGTATAAACCAACCCCTTCGCTCCGGAACAAGCTCGATTATCAAACCGCTCCCGCTAGGCTCAGCCGTTACAGCTTCTCCACGAAGCATATCCAACACAACCCCTATCGGAACATCGTTAATTACTATTTTCTTTTTCTTTTCCGGATTCTTCCCACCACCTTTGGGTGTTTTGCTTTCCTGTACGTAGTTCATTCACTTAGCTCATTAAGTTTATCTAGTACTCACCAAGTTTATCCAGTAGAGGCTCTATCACCCCATCCACATCCGCCACAGGCTCCTTAGTTCGCTTGTCTAATACAAAATATAGATTATCAGAACCATAACGACTCCACACCAAATCCTTCTCCTTACAATACTCCTCTAGGACATATAGTAGAGAATGGCGAATTAACCGGTTTAACTCCAGAACATCCGGCGACTTTACTTTATCTGTTTGTCCGAATTCATATCCGCACGCCCTCCAAAACTCCCTCTTCTTTTCCTCTATCCACTCAGACCAGTCTTTTTCCTCCTCATCCGTCTTAAAGTCCTCTGGTCTATCACCCTTGTGTAATGGCTCTTCTGCCGTCCATTCGCTAACAGTTTCCTCACCACCATCTTTGATTAGGCTAAGGCGGTAGTGATAAACACCTTTCTCCGGAACCTTAAACTCGTGCTCATCTTCTACCCAAACTGCGTAACCTAACTTAACCAACCACTCCGCACTCATTTCAGTACCATCAACGACAATACTGTCAGATATTTTTCTCAAAGTATCTATACTCATGGAATCGCCGTCTACTTCCCTTTCCTCCCCAACTTCCCATAGAAAGAAAGGGCTATACTTTATAAATCGTATCTTCTTCATTTCTTGTCCTGCTCACAATTATATTTCTTGAAGGGTCACTCCTTTTTTTCATCACACAAAACATCCTCAAAATTAAACATCTGCTTTGTAACCTCTTTGTTCCTTTCCAACACCAGATCAATTGCCCTCCGGATCTCCTTTTCTCCAAACTTCCACCCATAATGCTCTCCAACGGCAAGATACCCACGCACAATATCCTCACGCAAATACCATGTCGCATGAGGTAACTTTGCTACCGGCTCCGCAAAATGACCACGAGTAGTCCACCAGTAAATTGACCCTTTATGTGTTTTCATTCCCAAGGCTCGTCCTATTTCTACCACTTCTCTTAAAAGAAACATCTTTCTCATAGGAAGTTCTATTCAATTTAACTAATAGCAGCTTTTCCACGACACCAGTAAACTATTTATAAGCAACCGGAGTCGGGGAAAAACTGCCAAAAACAAGTACGGCTGAGGGACCTGCCGGTCCCGGTAGATTCGGATGCGATTTGAGGAGCGACCTCAATTTACCGTTAATCCCACTTAGCTTCCCTTCCCCGAAGAAGCACCGCACATTTTTCAAAGAGCTACATCGAATTGTACACCGACATAAAATTTCCGTACCACACATCCGGGCGGTCATTTCCAGTATACAAGCTCACCGCAGCAAGATTATCTACAAAACCGCCCGGATATCCATCCCGAAATCCAGTACAAATATCTTGAGCCATTTGCTCACGAGGTGGGTCATACTGCCTATTTCCACCCTTGAACCATCCCCAACAATTTGCATTCCATCCGCCATCCCTACACATTCCCGTCTCAGTTACCGACACAGCAACGACAGTCTTTAACAGCTCATAATTACCACTACAGGCATCATATAAAAGAGCAAAGTAATCTCGATCTATACGTCCTCCGGGATAACTTTCGGTGAACGCATATACTTTCGCAACCTCCTCATTGCCGTCCCACTTGTTCCCAGAGACTTCTCCGCTTTCTCCAACTCCAACTTCCACACCTCGATCTTTCTCTCCTTTTGAATCCTCAGAAACTCCAACTTCTCTATCCGGCTCAGATTCCTTAACGTCCGGTGGTCTACTTTCAGCGTCCCCACCTGTTTCCGATACTTCTCCACTCTCTTCTCTCCCCTCCGGATCAATCCTCTGTACTCCGACCTCCGCAGTTTCAACTGCACTCGCTTTAGCCAAAGCCATAAATAAACGCTCATGTAATGAACCTTTCCACGCAATCACAAAAATCGACAACACTATCAGCAACAAAGTCCCGCCCCGGATGATCTCACTCGAATAGTCAGAACGAACATCCGCAGCGGTCAAGTCGATCTTTCGCATGACTCGTGTAGATAATTTTAGGTAACAACACCTACACTCTACCACAGGTTATACCTCAAGTCAAGACCTCGAAAGATACCATTCTAAAACATTTATTGCCTCCTCAGCTCCATAACACACGGCACACATATAATGCTCATCCACCAAACTATCAATCCATTCGTCCTGATTTTGTGTGAGTTTGTTTTTCCCAACCTTCATTTCAATAAACAACCCATGGTACAAAAGTCCATCTTCACACAGCTCTTCTTCGCAAATACAACACGCACCAGACGGAAGATGAGCAAGATCCTTATAACTACGGAACCTCGCAACCGGCAAGAACACATCCGGCACTCCCGCCTGTACACCCTCATCCTTGAGCTTCTTTGCCACCACCACATGACGCTGCCCGCCATTAGGAATAGCAAACATCAACTCCAGCTCCGGATATGTTCGCTTGTTCCACTCAGCCCATTCAAACAAAGCAACTTGTTCTTCGTGTTCAGATCCCATCATTTCCTTCTCTTTCTTTTTCATACTTCGCCCTCCCTAAAAAATAAGACTCCATCATATCCGACACAATTTCCGGAATTTTAATCCACTTACCCTTCTTAACAGCCACCTCCACGCCCTCAATTCCCACTATCCAGAACGCCCCCTCTTCTTCATCAACATCCAAGGGATAATATCTTTTTACCTTCGGCTGCCAAAATAGCATCCATCTCACACGAATCACCCGAATAGCACTTGTTGTCGCTCTTCGCAATTTGACTAAAAAAGACTGAAACATTTTACTCCAACCCCCTTTTGATAAGTAATATCGCCACAAAAACGAAAAAGAAAATGATTCCCAAACAAGAACAAGTAGCACCCCAAGAGTATTGACGAGGAGCAGGCTCAAGATTGTATTCCATAGATTCCTCAACGCCCTTATACTCCGGACAACAATCGACCTGCTTCCATTGCCCGGCATCCAAACAATACTGCCTTTGCGACCATTGACGCTCCATGCACCCATCTTCCAAAGGATCACACACTATCGGATCAGAACAGTCATACATCATCAACGGAAAGAAATTTATTTGACAACTCCCTCAAAGACCCTTCGACCTCAACCATAACACGAGGATGAGAAAACTCTTTTCCCACCTCAAAAACACAATAATACTCAACAAACTTTTTTTCACACTTCGGACAAACCTTTACCTCCCCGGTATCATAAAACGCCTCCTCACTTATCCCCAACCCCAAACCTCTATATTGCTTACACTGTGTTCCGCATTTTGGACAAATCATTTTCTACTCCCCACATAAACTAATTTTGACTTTAGCATTTTTCGCAACTTCTTCTCTGCAAGGCTTTTCATAATCCGATCCCATCCCTTCTCATCAAGATCCACCATCTGTTTCGTACTGATCAGTTCCCCAAGCAACTCGAAGCAACGCAAAGAAGGTCTGAACCTTGCTCCAAGCTCTAGTAATTCCCGCTGTCGCCTTTTTCCCTTTAGACTTCTTATTTTTGGCACGGTTTTCTTTGACAAATTTAAGCAGCTTATTCCACTCCCTTGTAGGAATATCCCACGAAACACCATGCTTTCCAAAGAAACACTGATAAATAACCCTCCGCTGCTCCTCAGTCAACCGTATTGCTGCCTTTCCCCACATCTCCATTTCTTCCGGAGGATTTTTCAACACACGCAAAACAGTCTCAATACCCGTCTCGACCTCCAACATCAACACCCGCATTTCCTTATCACTGATCCGACTTACATCATCCCACGGAATCACGCCCTTAGTGGTAACGACAACCGCTCTACCATCTTCAGTGTAAGGAGTAATACCCATATGATAATCCTCAAGAATGGTGTTCCTTACCCCATCACGAGCAAGAATCCGAGCCAACAACCTTGCATCCGTTTTTCCCTTGTACATCTTTGACTCCTCCAATAATCTTAATATTTTTCTGACCGTGTTCTTTTATCAACCCGATCAACGACCCACACTCACCAGCATCTACCCGAAAGGGTACACCGTTCACCTCTACCACGATGCACCCCTGATCCTCCCCAGAATCCAACCGTTTAATCAACTGTTCCTTCTGTTCGCTGGTCAATCGAAACGCCATACTAGAAGGGCAAATCATCTATATCGACATCTTTTGTCGTTGTCTCTTTTGCCTTCGCCTTTACTACCGAACCCTTTGCCTTACCCTCCTTTGTCGCACGCTCCGCTTGTTTGGCATTTTCAACCTCACTTAACACTTCACGTGCCTTCGCCTTGCTTTGCTCCTTATTACTATCCGCAACGACCTCAGCCTCCACCGTATTCAACTTCTCTCCGAAATAAGGGAAATCGTCCAACTCAATCACCAGCTTCTCAAACGCCAACGCCTCATCCACGCTATTCAATCCAACCCCTACATCCCATACATAGTATTCGTTTCCGGTTTCACTTTTCTCCAACTTCGACATAAACTTGATAGTATAAAGACTTTTTAACACACCACGCCGTTCATCCCTAGACCGCTGTGACCAGAATTTATCCGTTTTAAGCAGGTCTACCATCTGCTTCCAGATATCAAATATCCGACCAAAATTGGTCCCGGACAATTCGATAACCGAGAGAGGATTTTCCACCTCGTCCTCATGTACAAGTTTCTCTAACAACTCATACGTTTCTTTTGCACTGTATCGAGAAAACACTACTCTTGAAGCATTGTAATACTCAAGAGGGGCATTTTTTTCCAACCACGCATCCCGCTCCGCAGACGGCACAATTTCCGGAAGCCGGTACTGTGGGACTTTCCTCCCCTGTTCATCAAGATACACTACCGCTCCCTGTTCCACACGAAGAATCGTTCCCTCCACCAAATCCATCAAATCCAACCTTGTCAACAAACCTTCACTCCCTTTTAACAGAGACGGAATAATTTTTCCGTAATCCTTCGGGGAAACATTTGCATCATCCTCAAACCATTTGTATTGCTTATCAGATTGAAAGATCTTGTACATTTGCATCCGAGGGGCTTTACCTCCACGCTCCATACTCTTATCCATTCCGGACACTTCCGGATTTACAAGCCTACTTTCCTGATCGGGAGTAAGCTCGAATTTCTTTTTCTTAGCTATTTTTTTTGTTGCCATTTTTATATCGTGTAATATATTATTCCTCCTATTTGGGGTTACTTGAGACTACTTGGGATTACTTGGGACGTTTTGCTCCTGCTTACCATCCGGACCCAACGCCTTGTACATTTGCGCTTTAATCTCACGCAACGCACCTGCAAACGCAGTAGGCTCCACCTTCATTTGCTTGTCACGCACCTCACCGACAACAGATTGAAGGTTGTCCGTCTGTTCGAACACGAACAAACAAAGCCTACCCTCAGTGTCTACTCGAACAAGCCGTTCACCATGTAACCAAAGGCAAGCAGCCGTCACGAGATTTCCGGTTGAATACTCCACCATGACGCATCCTTTCTTTTAATTTATATCGTAGGGATTCCCCCTGTACCCCAAGTTATACCACAAGGATTCAATGGTGTCAAACACAAAAAGAAAATACTAACAAAGTGTTGCTATCTTGCGGAAAAAGACCTCTTTCCTGCCGTCTACAATCCTACTTACCTCACGCATTTCGATCTTAATTCTATATCCATCCTTTTCTATGATTTTCGGATACTCATCTTCAACTTCCGGCTCGCTCGTTTTTTCTTCACACTTCACCTCATGCCCCCCAATAAGCTGTCGATAAATATTACATTTTTCCTCAAAGGATAAACCTTTGGGCGGAGGGTCAAGTTTGTACATAGGCAGATCTAATGTAAAAATAAAACCCGGTTATTACTACAGATGTTTAGGACAAGAAAGATAGTCTCCCCATCAAGTAAAGTAGAGAATTCAAGCGTCAATCGCTGTTGATGTTTTTTCCGGTTGTATCTCCGAACACCTCACGTATGACTTCAGCCGGAACGTACAACGTCCGGGAGAGGGAGGCACATACGTTACCTTTATCCCTCCATTCAAGACTATACTGATGTTATCATACAGATGTTTCTGGACTCAAGATTGCTGTCTTGAGCGCATCAGATAGCAGATCATCCTACCGCCTAGAACAGTTTGGGCTTATTTGTTGGTCGCTTAATGATCTTTGAACTCCCTTGCGACATTATATCTAGGATGGAATATCAAATTGAGTAGCATATTGGAGAACCTTTGCATAACACAATTGACCCGCAGGTAATTTGTGTGGAAAAAATTGAACAGCGAACTACCACGAAGGTAATTCGCTTTCGCAATCGTTGTACCGACTGGAATATATCGAGGATATATGGAGGAATCACACGATATGTAACCCATTATACCGTATTTGGGAAAATATTTGGCAATTTCGGAAAATTTTTGGGTGATTCCATCCATACCTTACAGCATACAGAACAACACCAACCGGTGTCAACACCTCCTCTTAAACAAGGATTCAAAACAATAATCCCGGTATCTACTTAAAATAGAATTCCATCGAAGGGAAAACAAAGAGAGGGCTAGGAGAGATACAGAAGAGAGCCGGCGAACATACAATGCTCAGCGAGTCTACGAAGTGTGTATCTCCCCTAGCGGTAACGATAGGATCTAGGTGGTGTCTGCCTCGGCACTGGTCGCATCAGCCGTCTCGCCGGTGTGTCCGCTCTCGCACCCTGCCTCGTTACCCTCTGCCATCAGCATCAACATAAAGATCACCTCCTTTCGGGTGAAAATTGCCTGACGGCACTATTTATAATATCAAAAAATATCGCCAATATCTATGTTCTAAAACCGGGTAAGACCACGAACTAAACTGTCGCTTTCTTTTTCCTTCCCCAACTCGTGCAAATATTTATCAATCGCTTTGAGAAGCAACACAACTACCCCCCATACAGATACCCACTCCGGGGAAAGATCTGCCTCTGCAACATACGCCCCACCAACAAGTATTACTCCGGCGACAACCGCAATCGCAAGGATCCGCAGCCCCTCCATCAACGCTTTCTTAACTGGCTCGCTTATTTTCATCGAAATAAAACTGATAAAATTATTTTTCCTATCGTTCCAACGATGAAGGCAATCGCTCCACCGTAAAAAAATATATCAAATATGTGTCCCCACATTTCCTCCCTCTCTCTTGATAATCTAAATTGGCTTTTCCAAAACGTCCGAGTTTTTTTAGGAGGTAACATAACCCTCCCAATTATTTTATTCCGAAGAGTCTGCTCCGGAATCAGTGTCTTTCTTAAACAAAGACAACAACCAGTCAAGAAACCTCTTTACAATACCGTCTACGTCTGGTGGATGAGCTTCGCTCTCACACTTCGTTTTGTAATCTTCCAAATACTCTACAAACTCAACGTCCGTTCCCAAATAATTAAACACCCCCTTCATTTCATTGATATTATCAATTCGCTTTTGATTCGCCTTGTTGAGATCGTCCACCTGCCCGGACAACTCGTCTGCCTTTTCCGACAACTTTCCCTTATCTATAATACACTTCTCTACAGCCGTCTCTTTTTCGTTTACTTTACCCTCAAGTTCGTCTATTTTCTTTTCTAAAACATTCATCTCTGCCCTAAATACAGAAGTTAAATCTTTCCCGTTATACAATACTTGACTCGCCTTCTCAGTATACCATTTGTCGAAAGCATTATCCCGTATCTTGTACGCCCCAATTTGCTTCCCACCCTTTCGAACCTTATATAAATTATCATTTACCGGCGGAGGAGAAGGAGCGGGAAACAACTTCTTGTTCCACTTGTCCGGGTTGTTAAACATATCTATCAAAGCGGGAATTTGCTCAAAGATCAATCCCGGACAGGCGGTAGCTGCAAATTGTCTGTGACCATATATCTGTAACCCACCATTAAGATTCTTGTCCCAATATCGAAACGTATCGGCAATAAGCATAAGTGCCTTCTCGTCAAGCCGTTTCGAAACGAAATTTCCAGCCGTTTCTATTCCGATAGAACTTTTGTTAATGGTCCAATTACTTGCGTGCCAACAAGCATTTTGAAATGGATCCTTTATCAACTGAGTAAGTCGCCACCCATATTTATTCCCGTCATTTGTATATCGGTGTAAACAATACTGCGCCTGAGCAAAACTTTCCCAACTCCCCGAAGGATCGCAATGATACGAATGAGCAACTCCCGCATATCCCCGGTTTCTTCCAACATCGCTAAACCATTTTTGCACTCGATAATCGGACCAATTCACCATGTCATCGCTTACCGCATGATGCATAACAATAGAAGTCTTTGCTGTTGCATGACCATCTCTACACGTCATCACCCGCTCCTTTCTCGTAATCCAATTCGTCCTTACTTTCGGGTGAGTATTGCTTCCACTCATCTTCCGGAATCATTCCTGCTCCCTTAGCCGGCTTCCATTTGTCATCACTGACCAGCTCTCTTTTCCTCTCTAGAAGCTCCCCTTCCCTCCGAACATCCCTTTTCACCCCGTTGGGTATCTCTAGTATAGCCATATTATTTTCGCTTAAATTAGACCCCCTACAGCTTGCCGATTCCAAGCAACACCAATATACCGACAATAACTGCAATTAAAATCGTTTCAACTATCTTTTCACCCCATTTCATTAGTGGCGATTGCTTATCTTGTACCCGCTCAATCTCATCAATTTCCTTTCTTAGTTCTTTTATTTCAGACTCTATCTTAGCTGAGAGGTTTTCTCTAAAATCCCTCATCTCAATTTTTATGGTATTCATGTCAGATGACAAATGCACTAGGTGATTGTCCCGGATTTGACACAACATCTCGTTGGTATTCCTAAGTGTTGTCAAAATGACCGCTATATTCTTCTCGTTTTCATATATTCTTTGTATTTCATCGTCCGTCATACTACACCCCATCTGCTGATTATCAAACTAAAATTAAAATCGTTTTGATATTCTTTTTATTATACCCTTTTCTACTACTGGTATAAATCCAATTCCCCCACAATCTTATCGTCAATGACCCCTTCTCTTTGCAACCTCAATACCGATTCTTTCCACTCTTCTTCCCGCATACTCTTGCGAGCCTTTTCCAATGTCTTTAACTTTGACGTATCCAATTTCTGATTTTGTACCTTCTCCTCTAACTCTTCTTGCTCCTCTTTTCGATCTGCTTCCTTGTTTTCCTCCCGAATCTGAAACGCCTTTGCTTGATCCGGATCTATTCGAGTAATATATGTTCCCAATAACGCACCCGCAAGAATATCTTCCCAATAGTTTTTCAATATTACGTCCGTAGTTGTTCTCGTTTTCGTCTCTCCGGGAGCTGGCTCTATATCTCCCTCCAACGGGACCCGCTGTGACCGCTTCGAACCATGAAACTTCCCCTGCAAATCTTCGTTTGTGGTCGGAATTAGCTTTGTAAACGTCTGTGAAAACGTCTCTTGCTTTCGCTTAAAAGGATCCAACGCTCTGGAAACGTCATTCAAAACACGAAACCCCGGTACAAGTGTGGATAGCTCGTTTCCGATCTGTATCTCTCTGGGAGTATACTTATCATACTTACTTTCGTACCCCAACATGATCAATCCCAAATTACCAACCATACCAATAGACCCCAATTGATCCGTAACTTGATCCACTACCGCCTCGTGATTTCCTTTCAATAAATTGTCCGCAGCGTCAACGATATTGAGAAACGGGTACTTAGCCGTCCTTAAAAACATCTCCTGACCATCTTCATCCTTTCCAATAAACAATCTACCACGTGGCGACATTCGAGCCGGAGTTAGCTCTGATCCCTCCGGAGTTTCCCGCTCATCGTCTCGACTATACTTGAACGCTGCATATAACGCCATAATAGTACCCACCGCCAAAAGACTTGCAGCCCGCTCCTGCCACGGAAGAGAACGGTCAAACCCCTTATGAACCATCCCCGAAACGTGCTTGAAATACTTATATGGATATTTAATAAATGGCTTAATAGCACTGGTAATCGCCTTGTCGGACCAATCGTCAATCGCTGTTGGTACGTTATCATAATCATAGGCATACAAATCCACCTCGTTGTTAATCTGTGCAATTAAATCCCTTTCCATCCGATTCAACTCACGCAACCCGTCTGGACTCATATCTTCCAATCCTTGTACTGTCTGAATATCGTGTGCCGTAGACACAACCTTCTTCCAATACGTCTCAATACCTCCAAAAAACGCAAGAGCAACGTCCGCATACGAGTCTACACCTCGATACAAAACATCTTTATCCGCCATAAACTGACCATAAAAGTTGCTATGGTGTCCACCGTATACCCAATCCGGAGCTTGCTCCCACCCTTTGGGTGTCAACACCCGAAACATTGCCAATACGTTCTTTCTGGTCTGCTCAAATTTCACCCTACCAGTCAACAACTCAGTATAAAAATCGTTTAATACTTTGGTACTGTATTGAATTCCACCGGAGAAAAAGTTCGTCATTGCTGTTCCCGGATGAGCCAATACGTTTATCCTCCAATACCGGTTTACCGCATCAAACACCTTTGCCGTTTTAGACATCTCGTCAATCGTCTCTATCCATAACCGATACCGCTTGTAAATATCCCGTGGCATTTGATACCGGATAGATTTCGGTACAAACTTCTTTCCGGTTTCCTTATCCACAATAACCGTTTTCTGAAGATCCCCTTGAACTCCTACACCTCTTCCCAAATTGCCCTGCACCTCAATCCACCCCTCGTCCGGCTTCGCACCTTCTGGAATAGGCTTGCTTACACGAGCAAACTGCTTTTGAATAAACTCGTTAAACACCCGCTCACTCTCCAAATCTACCAACGCCTTAGTCATCGCCTTTTGGAAATCTTCTACATACCCCTCTTTGCCGGTCCTTCTCTTTCTTGCTGCTGCCTTCTTTTTACGAAATTGCAACCGTTTCCCAGTAGGAGGAGCCTCTTCAAACATATGATGCACCCACCCTTCTATCTCTCCGTTTACCTTGTACACATCTTTGATCGCCTCCCGATTGAAAAAATCTTTCGCCTCTTGCCGGGCTGCTGTAAATTCTTTTACCAACTTCTGTCCTTCGGGAGAAAGAGACTTAAATATTTCTTTTGCCTGTTCCGGCGTATATCTTGCTCTTGCATACTGCTGCACTGTCTCTCCGTCCTGCTCCATCTCCCTAACAAACTCCCACCCGGTTTCTTTCAACCCTGCCTCCTCCTCCTTATTTCTTGCAATAGCAAAATCTCTAGTACCAAATTCCGGGACTCCACCCTTTGTCACCTTAATAGCCTCCGCTGCCCTAAACAGCTGTGTCTGAATCTCTTCTTGCTCCTGCTTGCTCTTACCCTTTGTTACGTCTTTGAACTTCTTCTTCAGCAAATTTTCTATAGACTTCTTGCCTCTCATTTGCATTGCCCTGTGATTCACCTCTTCGTTCCAAGCTATGTTCCCAACGTGGGTCCCAAGATACTTCTTGTACGTTTCATGCATATCCGGAGCAATCCATTTCGTAGGAGCATTTTTGTCAATCTCTTCACGAGCAGCATCCATAAACTCCGCAATTATCGGATGAGCGATCATTTGCTTTTCGTATAATTCTGTAGCCGTTGGTGCTATTTCGGTCAGGTTTCCCGGACTAACGATCATCTTTTCTATAAACCGAGCGAACAACTCTTCCGGCTTGCTAAAGTATTTGTGTCGCTTATTATAATTGTCCACCCCTTCCAACTCTTTCGTGATGGCAACAAGCTCAGAATGAATCGTGTCTTTTGTATTTTCGCTCAAATCTTTTCCAAACATCTCGTACATCTTTTTCCCAACCGTTCCGGTAACGGCGTATTCTTGCCCGTGTCCCAATTCGTGAGCTAACACCCCCATGTATTGCTCCGGATTGGCAATATAGTCTGCTTTCATTCGAACCTCTCCCTCCGGGGCTACAAACCTTCTTGCTTTAGATTCTCCGGGAGGTACAAATTGACCGGCTGCCTTTCTCGAAGTGACCCCACCTGCCTTTCTCAGAATTCCCTGAGATTGTGCAAACTTATTCAATTGCTCTATTCGAACCCTCAATCCCTCCGGATTGGTCACAGGCATTATCGAATCGGTCAACTCTTTCGTTCTGCTGTTTCGTGGCAAAAAGAATGTCCCGGACGTTTCGGGCGCAGTAAATATCTCACCAGCAAGACCAAGCAACTCATCCTTGTCCTGATCAATCAACACCTCTTCTTCACTCAACGTGTCCGCCTCCTTTTCCAACCGCTCTGTTTCCTCTATCTCTGCTCTTCGGGCTGCAAACTCTCCGGATTCCAACGACTTGTAAAACGCCTGAATTTCGTCAGATCCCTCTAACAACTTCCTCAAAAACTCCAATAACTGATCAAAGAATTTCTTCGTTTCCGAATCAAGACTCTTTGCCATCCTTGCATTTTTTGCATAGTTGACAAAATCTTCCGCCAATTGCTCTTCGGCAAGGTCGTACAAAGACGCTCCCTGCATATCCATTCCACGATACTTTGCGTGAGACTCTACCTTCAATACGTCCCCGCTATATACTACATAATTAAACCGATACCGCCCCCGCTGCCCCCTTCGTGTGGATCCAGTTGGGTATTTATGTCCAACAAACCCCTTATCCAAAAGCCACAACGAAGTAATCATATCTGCGTCAGCGTGTCGAACTCCATCTTTTCGGGTCTGAACATACTTGTCGAGCTTTGATGCCATATCTGTTCGAGATAACTCTTCGAACAAAACCTCCAAAGACCTGTAAATACTGATCGTGTGAGTAGTGTCCGCAAAATCTCTTTTCATCAAGTGACGATAAGCGTCCTGTGCCGCCTTTGCCCTAGCCCCAACATAGCTACCAATAGCTGCCTGAGAGCTATCCAACTTCTCTATATCGACTCCGAACTCTGACTTCAAATCTCGCTTGATTCTTTTTTGCTGCCGTCTCAATCGAGAGTTAAGCCATTTACTGTTGACCGAATTGTAAACAAGTACATCTTCTTGAGAAATTTCTCCGGGATCTATCGAAAACCTGTACAGGTTTCTGTTTGCCATCTCTTTCCTAACCGCCTCAAACGGATTTATGTCCGAGTTGAGGATGATCTGTACCTGATCTGCATATTTAAGGGCTGCCAAAAGATCTGTCCGTTGCTGTGTCCACTGTTTTGTCCAGTCTTTTTCCACCGCAATCGCCCTCTCAAGCTCTTCTACCTTCGCTTTCGCCTGAGAAATCTTTCTTTTAGTCTGAGACATAAAGCCCTTTGCATTTTCAACCTGAACGTTTATTCTTTCTCTGACATCTTTCGGAGATCCCAGCTTCAGCGAGTCTCTTTGATTTTGAAACCCAACAAGGTCGGCTTCTGCCTTTTTTAGCTCTTTCGACAAACCTTTCAAATCCTTCTTCCACTTCCCTACCTCCGCCGTATCCGCCTTTATTGTGTCCCGATTTCCCAAAAGCCAATCGTCCAACAGCTCAACCTTGTCGGTCAACCGCTCCTTTGTGTCCTCCCTCACCGCCTCAATATATTTGGTCATGTTCTTTTTCTTGACCCACTCGTATGATTTTGAACCAAGATCTTCTCCCTTTCCGGTATACGCATTCGTTGCATTGCTGATTTCCCCAATAAGAGATTCAACAAACGGATCGTATCGATCAAATTGAGCCAACGAATATGACCGCACTATATCTCCCGACTTAGGATCTGTCTCTACAACACTGAATGCAGAATGAACCTTATCGTAGGGTATATTTATATCCGTATGTTTACGAGCTGCATTTTTGGCATACTCTTTTGCAACACCCTTTATATCCGTAAGATAAATTCCCCACCCATACGCCTGCCTGCCCTCTCCAATATCCTTTCCCTCTCTACTTCTAATAAACCGAGTATCCGGCTTAGAAAAGGTGGCATTTGTCCCATGATATAAATTTCCGATCCGGTACTTTGCCAAAGACTGTGGTCTGCCAAACTTCTTGCGCAAATACTCCTCTCCATATCGCTCAATCGTTGTATCCAACATACGCTTGCGCTGCTCCGGGGTGGCAAACAATCGAAACGCCCGATGAAAACTTTCGTGATCAAACGAGCCGGCAGGATCTCCCTGCCCTTTTGTAATGTCAATCCAACCCTTCTCGTATTTCCCAAGAATATTCTGCCCTTCCGGAGTAAGAATTCTCTCCATTACTCCAACGTTTTGATCCCCGAAGTATTTCTTGCTCAATTCCATAACTTTTTCGTCAGGTTTACCATCCGGTTGAGATGATTCTACCTCTCCCTTTAGGAAACGATCAAAGTATTTATCATGCTCTTTTCCGAAGGGAGAATATACACTTGCTGTATCAAATGTCATTTCTTTTCCATTTGCTGCTTTTACTGTTATTCGTACCTCATTGGAATATCCTACTGTTGAAAAGTAGTTATCAGCTTTTTCAAGAGTCCACGGAGCCGGCATATCTGCCGGTCCACCCGCAAAATTCATATCTATTTCTTCTCCAATCTTTATCGGCTCCCCAATACCGGTAAAATAAGTATCTTCAACAACATAACCTTTTTCTTTTTTGAAAGTGTATCCTTCCGGAATCGCAATTGGAATCGCTTTTGTTACTTTCTTTGCAGCCTTCTTTTTAGGCTTTGCCTCTGCTTTTGTCCCGACCACTTGATTTATCACCTCCATGTACGCTTCGTGTGCGTATGTCCCTTTCTTCGGGACCGTGCCGTTTACAAACGAATTGACCACTACGCTTAATACTCGCTTGCTTCGATATTGGTCCGAAATAAAATCCGGATACCCCACCCCCTCCACCATATTCTGTCCTCCGGAGAATAGCCTCCGCTTTGGCTGGGAGATCCCTTCCTGAATATTGCCAACTACCGTACTGAGCGTATTTAACTCTGCTTCCGAAAGGTCTAACACTCCTTTGGGAGTCATTACGTCTGCTTTCTTGCCCATCTTTCTTTCGATTCTTTCTCCTATTGTTTCCGCTTTCTTCGCAACCTTTTTCTTTTCATCAGGTTGAGAAGGCTCTTCAGAAACAGGTTTCGAGACCCGCCGAGACTTGCCCTTTTCAACATCAATATAGCCCAATGCAAGACCCTCCTCTTTCGCATCCATCTTTTCAAATGCCTTGACTAGGCGATCAAGGGACTGCTGATCTTTCCCGACCAAAAGCAGATCATCAATAATTCGATACGGCAAGTCAGCAGCTTTTGTCATTTCAAGTAGACGAGGAGAGATTTCTTTTGCAGCAGAAATTCCGGATGGCTCCATAGGCTTCTCAAATCTTTTTTGCCAACCCTTTTCAGAAACTCGAACATCAGATAAAAACGCAGGCTTTGTCCCCGCAATCACAGCCTTTAGCTGATCAATATTATTCATTTGACTATACGGAGAGTATGTTCCAAACCGAGCCTCCCTTTTCATAGTTTCCATGTCTACCTCCTCTACCGGCTTTACTTCTCCATATTTCGCTGCTGCCTCCTTTGCCGGACGTGCTATAGGCTCTCTAGGAGAAGGTATGATTCCCAAAACAGAATCGACAAACGTCTTTGTACCTCTTCCAAGCTCGTTGTCCATCTCTACCGTGTCTACCATTTGCTCCGCACTCTTCACTTGTTCCGGAGTAAGAGCCTTTTTGTACATCTCCATGAACGTATCAAACTGCCCGGTCTGTGTTTCGCTGTCCACCTCCCCCCGCAACTTCAATAATCGGGCGTACCCTTCCACCCCCATAGCTTCCGCACCCCGATTTACAATCGCTTCTACCTGATCCAATTGCTGATCATACGACCTTCCTTTGGTCATATCCGCTTTCGCCTGTTCCACTTCCGTCAACGGTAACGCTTCCAATCCCGGACCTTCCGGAGCTATACCGGCTGCTTTACTCAACCCCTTTTCTACCGCCCCTGCCGTACTGAACCCGGTCTGAATTAAGCCTATCTGAACCGCTTCTTCTATAAACCGGTCCTGTCCCTCTTCTGTTGTAAATGGATTCTTCCATTCCGTATTGTCTATATTCGCATCCGCATAGTATTGCAACTCTTCCTCAAGGATCTCTGTCAATAATCCGTTCCAACCTCCGACTTTTGCCACTGCTGCCGTAAGACCTTTTGCAGTAGTAATCCCTTTCTTTTCCGCAAATTGAGCCAACACCGCCCGCTTGGTGTATCCCAACGTGTCATCAATAATCTCTCCGGGAATCTCCTCAATCGCATACTCAGTATATGTTGACGCAAGAGACCGAAGAAACGCATCGGTAAACTCCGTACTGGTATTGTCTAGCTCTTTTAATATCAACTCCCCTTCATCTCCAAACGCAAGCTCCATCTCCGGGGTCATCCGCTCAATCGTTCCTTTTGCAACACCGGGTACTCCGATTGTTGCCGTTCTTGCCCCGGCTCCTCCCAACATTCCCAACAACTTCGCACCGCTCTTTTGTACGAAAGACTTTGTAGACTCTTCAGCTACCTCTCCCAATATTTTCTTCTCAATCCCCTGACGAACAGACGAACTCATCCCGGCAGTTATCGCAAACTCGATCATCATCGCTGTACTTGCTGCAACACCAGATCCGGCTGTTGCTCCCTTTCCTTTATCAATAAGAGGATCTACCTTATCTGCTATCAAATTCGAGTAATACGACTGCTCCTCTTCGGTCAACTCTTCCCCAGAATCCAACTTCTTCTCAAGTGTCTTTGCAATCCCATAATCGGCAATAACTTGCTGTATCTTATATGCCGTACCGACAAACGGAATGTTTTCTTTCTTCAGCAACCCTTCTGCAAAGTTACGAAGAAAACCTGTCTCGATAGGATCTAACCCCAAAAATTCCGCATATATCTCCGCAGACTTGTTTGCAGTATCGTTTGCCCGCTCGATCAAGACCTTCATCGACTTCTTACCACGAGCATCAGGCTTTCCTTGACTCGCAATCTCTAGGATCTTTTGATATTCTTCCTCGTTGGTGTCCCCGGCAATTTCCTTAAACTCGCTCCCGCCAAATCCAGACTCGAACACTTCCCGTGTCAAATCTCTCCACTCCTGATCGCTCCCGTCAAACTCGTCAATACGTTTTAGTAAATCCCGGTACTTCTTTTGAGTTAAACCGACTTTGTACAACTCGTGCTGTACCCCGTATACAGCAGCCTCGTACTGTGCGTCAGGCATTTCGATAGCTTCGGGCTTGATAATCTCTCCCTGATACCGCTTTTCACGCTTCTCTTCAAAATCCTCCTCTTCCTCTCCAAGCCAAAACGAAGGCTTGATCGCTTCTTTGCCATACTCTATCGCTTTCTTTCCCAACCCACGACCTATATCTGCCAACTTGTCCAACCACGACTTGCCTTCCTCTTCTTCCTTTTTCTGCTTCTCCTTCTCTTTCAGCTCTCTTTTTGCTTTTTGAGACGGTGTTTCTATCTCCGGGTCCTCTATTTTGCCAGACTCCAATGCGCTTCTATATTTTTTATAATCATCATAAGACCCGGACTCGTAATTAAATCCCTCTCCACCCTCGTACAACTCAACGTCCTCATCCTCCTCCTCTCCTTTTCTCCTTTTCCACTCACTGTATGAGCCGGAACTATAGTCAAATGCCATGAAAGGTTTCCATCATCTTATTTTGTTAGGTAACGGTATAGTGATGACTTCGTATTATTTCCTGAATACAGTAATATGCCGTTGGCTCGTCCACTCCATAAGACGCTGCAAACATATCAATCGCTCGATCAACGTCACCACTCTTGATTATTGTTTTCGGTCCCCTTTTATCTACATCGAAACTCTGCACCATCGCAATCGCTTGCTCACGCTCGGTTGACCCCTTCTTCTTTACGTTTGTAACATATTTAGAAGTCAACGCATTGTCTCTCTCTTTTTGAGTTCCTGTGCCACCACCCCCATACGACTTCGGAGCAATATACTCTTGACCCAACTTTTGGTGTTCTACCCTTGTTGATCCGTCCGGGTTTACGTATACGATATCCGCCCACTGCATTCCGCTCTGATCCGTTCTGTTTGTAATAGACATAATATCGCTTCCCGGAGGCATTTTCAATTTGGAAATAAACCCGTATCCCAGACCCGATTTGACCTCCAACTTGTGAATTGCAGTCTTTTGCGCTGATGACATTCCCGTCCATGTCATCGACCCGGAAACGATCATATCCGCATAAATCTGCAAGTTGGCAACCGCCATATCCTGATCCCGCTCAATAAGCTGCTGTTCGAAATCTCGCTTACTTTCATACGCCTTCCTGTATGCAGCATTGATCGCCATATTGTTTTCAAACGCAGCCTGATACGCATTTGCAGCATTTGTATAATCGGTATTTTCAAGCTCAACGTAAGTGTCAATAATGCCATACGCCGAATTGATTGTGTCCGTCTCTCTCTGAATTTGCCTGTTTAGCATATCTATCCGCACCATCTCCTGTCTCTCTATCTCACTGACCCGCCCAGCAATAACACCAAGAGAAACCCTCCCACCCTCTTGTTCCTGTGACCTCTCTCTCATTCGGGCTTCCGCATCTCTCAACTCCGACTTCAACAAATTCAAGTTTTGCTCCATCGTATCTAAATCGTACTTCTCCCGCATAAAATCGAACAGATCGGTAAGGTCTGTTGGAGTAGGTACGGCTCCTGTTTCAACCGGAGTGCCGATCAATTCTCCCGTTTCCGGATCATATACCGGCTCGCCGGGAGTACCAAAATCCGGAGCAAGATCCGCACCTTTTGGCATTACCGGACCAATGGTCCGACTTATCGGCACTTCTTCTCCCGGAATTCCACCACCAATCGGCTGCAAAGACCTCGACCCTTGCTGTGTCGTTGGTGTCGTTCCCGGAAGAAACGGGGTGGGAGTTTTAACGTCCATCAAATCCTTCTGATATTTATCCAAAAATGGCTGAACGTCCTGCTCACTTATCGGGGTAGCCGGTCCCAAAGACCTTACTGGACCAACAGTAGTATCCTTTTTTACCGGAGTACCGCCGGGAAGGGTTAATATATCTTTCTTGTCCGGAAGTTTCGTTGGAATTTTAATTGCCATCATAGAAGTCTGTCAATTTACATATACAGTATATCATTTTTCCTCTGCCTCCTCCTCATGCGGAGGTTTTGCCAAAGGGTGTAACGGCTGATTTAACTCCGTAGGAAACGGACCGGTCAATTGATTCGGTCCCACCGGTCCAGTTGACCCCGGAACCGGAGGAGATATTTTCTTTTTTCTTTTAATTCGAAACGAAACCAAAAATTCAGAACATTTATCATCAATAGAGGCAACATCTAGCTTAGTAATGTGAAAGATCGCACCAAATAAATGTTGAATTGCTCGGCGAATAAGACTCTTCATTTGTTTTTCTTTGCACGGCTTTTGATCTGTCACGATACAGGAGGGTGTAAATTTAATTTTTCGTCTGCTTGATTATAAAATATCGTATACGGATAAGAAAGAGTCACCGCATCAATATAAACAGGATCGGTTTCCATTCCCAATATACAATTAAATCCGTCCGCCAGAATATACGCATACCTCAAATATAAATAGGTATCATCACAAAATACTACCGTAATCGAATCGTGAAACCCTCCCCAACCAAAAACAGAACATTGCCGAAATAAATAATTTCCGAACAGGTCAACAACCGAATACGGATAATCTCCGCTGTCAAAGTCCGGATCTGTTCCCTGTCCCCAAAACCCAAGAGTTCCCGCCCTTGCGTAAAGAGCGGGAGTATGCATAGGTACATACCCCCGATTATGAGCAATCTTTGACTCGTAAACGTCTGACCATTCGGCTCCCATCTCGTACACGTTTGCTCCCGGAGATGCTGGCATATTTACAGGACACCACCAAGTCATTTGAGGAACATTCAACTCGATCACCCCCCGTCTATACACCTTCATCGTGTCGTAAAGACTCAATACTGAAAAGTCCTCCGGAGGAGATTTTAGCAGCGGTACTCCCGTCAACATTTTTTTTAGAACGTGTATTCCCTTACGCATTAAGTGGATCCTTTGACAAATGAACCACGACAAGATCCGAAAGACCCATCCCCTCGCAATACACCTTGCGCTCGTCAACGGTTACGTCACACAAGGTTGTTGACTGTAATAGCGTATTGGTCAAAGAAAACCATGCACCACCGTCAACTCCATCAAAGGGATCGACATCAACTCCCGGAGTAAATTCAAGAGATAAATCTTCTGGCAACCGACAAGAAATAAAAAACAACGGAGGATACCCCAACCCATGCGTCCAATCTCCTATAGCCTCGAAATAAACCGATTTGAAAATCTTAGGAGAAACAAACTCGGAGGAAAACACCTTGTTGTAATTTTGAACCGTAGGATCGGTTGCATTAAATCCCGGCTTTGTTACGATTATTTTGTGCGTCATGGTTTATAAAGTGGATCAACTATAAGTAACCATCTAAACTCTACATATTTCTCTTCCGCAGGTAAATTATACGGAGCAGCCGTAATATCCGGACACGGGGCGCAATCGTTAAAAAGATCCATTGGCAACATATACATCAAATGAAACCGGATAATATTTGTCGTGACCTGCATTCCGGCTGCATAATATCCGCTCAACGCACCTTGAGGAGAAATCCATCGCCCGGTATCGGGATCCTTATAATAAATATAAAAGTTTGGATAATATCCCAAATTGTGCCGAATCGTTTCCTTATACCAATACCCGTTGTCGCAATCGAGCTGTGCGGTATCGTGCTTCTCAAGCAAAATCTTGTGACTCGGAACGTCAGAGAGAAGAGTCAGATCACGAATATCTCGTGAGTATGCACTCTTTCCTTGTCGAGCTGCCCTTATTTGGTGTGTCATTATGCATCTCCAATAACAATGAGATCATTTTTCCCGTCATTTACTATAATTCGGGAGTTTTCCGCATCTATCATTATGTATCCGCTAGTTACCTGAGAAATGAGATACATATTTCCCTGCATATCTATTCGAAACGGAGCAGCCCCAAACGTTTCCGCACCCAGCCAAATACCTTGAGAATCCGCCCGAAACGAATTGATCCCCTCTCCAAACGTAGCCTCCTTAAACCGCCCTATTTCGCCGTCACTTGCCGGTTTTAACCAATCCGCCTCTTCTTCTATCGGAGCAATATTGTGAAAAGCGTCTTTAATTTCCTTAAATTCGTTGGACATTTAACCAGCCTCCACGAAAATATAGTCCACTTTAGGGGAGTCGTTACTATTTGTTTGAAGAACCAATTTGATCTCCATAACACAGTTACTTAACCGCTTTTCCGAATAGATCAACTTCCGGGTGGTATCCTTATTCGTTGTCAACTTGTCACCCCACGCTGCTGCATAATTCTCTTTCACATAAATATCTATGTCAGTATCCGCAGGAAGAGAAGAATATCCGACAACAATCCTACTCCACGTTGTTTCGTGCATTCTGCTCGGAAGCATCGCACGAGTCTCGATATACGCAGTATCAAACTTGTTGGAAGCATCAATCACGTCCACTCCATACGTTGTTCCACCGGTAGTATCTTTCCACGAAACAAGCAGATCGTTTCCGATTACCGCCATCGCTCCAATTTCTACCCCGGACTCTTTTCCCGTAGAGATTAAATAATCTAGCGCAAATATTCGTGGATACAAAGAGGGATTCTTTGTGCCAAAACTGTACACCCCTTGTTTTGTCGGATTTCCCGCACCATTAGACATTCCGATTAACGGCATACCTCTAAAAGAAGCCGTTGCAGAAGGGTTTACCTTCCCATACGCAGCCGTGGTGTACGAGCCGGGAATACCCTGAAGTAATTTCAATTGAGATCCGTCATAATAATATACGTTTCCGTTTACTCCCGCTTGAACAAAAACGTAATTATCCACAGGAATGAACGCATTTATCCCCACTTCGTCTACCTCGTCCTCACTCGACCAACTGACGCTCCAAGTATTCCATCGAAAGATAATGGCTTTGTTTCGTGTCGAATCAACTACCGTACCGATTAGCAGATCCGTAATGTACTTGCCAAGACACTTTACCCGATACTCAATTGGAAGGTCTATCGCTTGAGACGAATAGGTAGTATCCTCCACCTGATGAACAAAGTTTCGGTCCCCAATATATAACACCTGATTCTGGATCATCATTGGGTGAAATTCGCTATCCCCTGTCCCATAAACTTTAATCCAACAATCTTCGATATCGTTAGTAAGTGGAGTCATTATCGCCCACGACAAATCGTCATCCTCGTGCGATCCGGCGTATCCATCCGCTACCGTGGAATGAACGTGAAAATGATACGTACCCCCCACCGTCAACCCGCTTGCTGCCGTACCAAACGTAAAGTCCGTAGTAGTTGTGTCGCTAAGAGATCCCGTTGCAATTGTCGAAGTAGCCAGAGAATTGTTGTCGCTATCGTGCAATGTAACCGTCCAATTTCCTGTCCCTTTTGTTTTTACATACAGTTGAATTCCAGTAAGATATTCGTTGGTAGCAACAAACTCCCTTCGATCTACATCAGATTCGCTTACTGCCGTACCCAGTGGATAGTCGCTCGCAGCATTCAAAGATCCGGTTGCTGCATAATACTCGTGAGAGGCAAGAATTCCGTCCGCTACCGTAGAAGTGACATGAATATGATACGTTTCCCCAACAACCACATTTACCGCAGCAGCAAACGCAAACTCCAACTCCCCGGTATCCATACTGCCGGCTGCAATAGTCTTTGTTCCAATCACGTTATTGTCCACATCGTGTAGCGCAACCGTCCAATTTCCCGTCCCTTTCGTATCAACATTGATAAAAATGGAGGAAATACTCGTAGTTCGAGGAACAAACGTTCTCATGTGAGGCTCTGTTTCGCTCACAGAAGTTGCAACATCGTAAGTGTCGTCCGCTTCTCCGTCCTCAGGTTGATCCAAGTGCATTTCAGCCCAATTCTCTTCCGAATTTGCAGCCCAATCATCCAACCCACTAATAGCAATCCGATGCAGATAATTTTGTGTAGCCCAATAAATATGACCGCTGTACTCTTCCGCCCCCAAACACCCAGCACTTCCACTCGTAGGGACCGTAGTGTCTTGCAGACTCCACGTACCTGCACTGGTACGCTTCCAAATCTTGCCGTCAGTAGAAGAAAAATGGTAAGTATCCCCGGTAGAACAGACCACTATATTCTTTACAAGGGCTGTAACAGTAGCACCAGAGTCCTTTTTCAATCCCTGATGGGCGGTAAATATTCCCGGCTCCGAATGAACGTCAATTCCAACAAGAGATGCAAGAGAGTTTTCTCGCCCTTGATATTTGGAATCTGCAAGTCCACCGGTATTGAACTGTTTAATCGAAACGCCTTCCATCTATATCATTATACAATTAAATCTCTGGCTTTGGCTTCTTTAACCACGAGCGAGAAGTCTTTGCCGTTTTCGTGTAGTTTCGAGAGGTCTTTTCCTGTTTGGTCCAATTGCGGGCGGTTTTTTCCACCTTTGTAAAAGCCCTCACGTTTTTTGCCTGCTTGGTCCAGTCACGAACCGTCCTAACAACTTTCTTCCAAAATATCAACGGTCCTGCAAACCCAGCCCAATAGCATTGCCCCCAATAGAAGCCTCCCCACCCTCCACCTCTGTCTTTTGCATGACGAACCATTACCTCTTCTTTGCTTTAACTAAAAATATATTCCGGTCATCAGTAGGCTTTTCTCCCCTCTCTACCCACTCTTTTACACCGTCCCACTCAAACGTGACAATCTCCTTAATATCAAAATATTTTTCGTATCTGGCTTTTACCGCTTCCACCGAATCGAAAGTACGAAGATGACCTGGATCGTCAAAAGACGGAACCGAAAAGATCACATCCATTCCATACGGAATCATCTCTACAACCCTCAAATCATCCAAATGCTCGAACACCTCCAAAAAGACTAAGATATCAGCCCAATTGACTACCCATCCATCCACACTTTTATCCAACAACCGCTCATATATATCCCCAACGACCACCCGGTCATCATTGGCAACCTCTACCGCCTTCTTACTAAAATCAAATCCCCGATAATTGACAACAAAATCCTTTAACGCAGCCACCCCACATCCCACATCGAGACACTTCTTATTGTCAACCCAATCCCCAACCACCTTATAAATCCCATTATACCGGGACATATCAGCACTTTGACCGAAAATAGCATCGTAATATGAAGCACCCTTCTCTTTCTTTTTCGTTGTTGTCGAAGAGCCTCTTACAAACAGCACATCTTCGTTTGTTGCAGTTTTAGCAAATTCATCCCACCTCTCCCTGTTCTTTGGTCCGGAAATACTTGCCATAAACTCAATCGCCTCCTTGAAGTTGGCATTTATCCTAATCGCCTTTAGACACGAATCCTGAGCCTCCTTCAATTGCTTCAAGTGCCAATAACACCGAGCCAAAGTTAGGTATGCTTCCGCCCTCTGAGGACCCCACGAATTGGCTTTGAGATAAATCTTATAATGCTTTATTGCCGTTTTCCACTTCTTGCGATAAAAATATTCTCTTGCAAGATAATACCGCTCCCGAACAAGGGACGGGTCTTTTTTAATCTCTCTCTTTAATATCCTCAAAGCCCTGTCGGGATCATTCTTGTGTGTAGGAGAATATCCATACGTAATCGAAACGTCTACAGAATTTAGAGCCGGAACAGAAAGATGATTATGAATCGCACCCCTCCAATGTACTATGGGATACTTCCTATAAAGTCGTGGAAAAAGAAACGTGTTCGTCTTATTTTCCGAAACCATCGTTACGTTTAACGCAAGGTCTGTATCTTTTGCTACAGCAATAGCATCCCTGATTTTTTCTATACCCCCATCTTCCAAAACTTCATCAGCGTCAATTGACAGAATCCAATCACCAGTACACTTATTTTTCGCATGATTGCGTGCCTGTGCAAAATTGTCGTTCCACTTATAATCGGTAAATACCCTGTCTGTGTATTTTTTAGCAATCTCGACAGTTTTATCAGTAGACCCTGTATCACAAACAACAATCTCGTCCGCTTCGGAAACAGAATCCAAGCACCGAGATAACAATTTCTCCTCGTTTTTTACTATCATGGAAACAGAAAGCATCAAAATTGACCATAAAATTAGCCGATACTTACATCTTTGCAAACCACGTTTTGACCAGTTTTGTAGACTTTACAGGAATAAGAACGTCTTTACCCAGATGGTCCTTAATCACCTTCATCTCTCTTTCACAGCCTTGTTTCTCCATATCCGGGCAAGTAGTTTCGTTCCAGCATTCGGGCAGCTCTTTTAGCGGACCATGATCCATTTGAAACGTTCCGCCACATTTTTCACACTTATACTCGGCAAATAGGTGTTTTTTCTTCCTCCTTTTTTCTTCTGCCATTCTAGTCAAGCCGATAAATTTAACTCCTACCCAACACGGTGTACAGAGATTCTTGTTCTCGAAGAATAAGCCCCGGTAGTCTCTGTTGTTCCACTATTATGGTAAACATATGACTCAATATATTGACCGCTTTCTGCATATACACAGTCGCTCGTTGTCGGTACAGGGTCATCGTTTGCACTCGGACCGTAAGATAGCTGAGTGGCATATTCGCTACCATCAACCCAAATAGACGAATACGCTCCCGTACCAGCTGCAACGTTGTTTACACCAACGCCCACGTTTACCTGATAATATCCATCCGCAGGAGCCACAAAACGGTAATTAGAATTGTCATAATCACTTCCAACATCAAAATTCTCAACGTTACACTGGACCTTTGTCCATGTACTTGTTGTGACATTTTGCCCCGAACTTTGATACGCACGAGAAATTACCCCATAATCGGGTCCCGTACTGCCAGTTGCGCCAGTCGGACCAGTTGGACCAGTCGGTCCAATTACGCCAGTAACCGCAAACACCATAAGCCCGGATCCTCCCGATATAGTCGTAAAATCTTCCGTACTTTCTTCATCGCCAACCAACTTGAATTTGTCGCCACTACTAACGTCAATAACCTTAAATCCCATCGCCGTACCCTCATTCACATCTGTCTCACGTCCATACGCATACCCACGAGAACCGGCAACCTCTGCATGACCACCACCTCCATCCTTTGTTAAATAACAAGAAAACCCATTTCGTGTGCCTGCAGCAAGTATTGCAGAAACCCTATAAACAAAAAGAAACCTACCACTTTGGTCAATGGTCAACTCATCGCTTGCAAGAGTAAATATATTTGAATCACTATTCTCGTCCTCTGCAAGATTTATCACAATATCCGTTCCAACAGTTTGCCCTCCTGTGTCATCATATCCAGACCACACAAGTTCATCCGCACCCGTAGGACCGGTGGGTCCAGTAGGACCGGTTGGACCGGTTGCTCCCGTAGATCCAGCCTCAGTAGGTCCAGTTGGTCCGGTGGGACCAGTGGGTCCGGTAGGACCAGTTGGTCCTGTTGCTCCGGTTGGACCAGCCTCGGTAGGACCCGTTGGTCCAGTTGGTCCGGTGGGACCGGTAGATCCCGTTGCACCAGTAGGTCCAGCTTCAGTAGGACCAGTCGGACCGGTTACTCCCGTAGGTCCAGTAGGACCAGTCGGACCGGTAGGACCAGCTTCGGTAGGACCGGTTGGTCCGGTAGGTCCTGTTGGACCGGTAGGACCAGCTTCGGTAGGACCCGTTGGTCCGGTGGGTCCTGTAGGACCAGCCTCGGTGGGACCGGTTGGACCCGTAGGTCCAGTAGAACCGGTTGGACCAGTAGGTCCAGTGGCTCCTGTCGCCCCCTTCGCACCGGTAGGACCAGTTGGACCAATAGGACCTATCGGCTGAAAGGATACAATTATATCTTCATCGTTACTAAAAGGAGGATCGCCACCAGCAGCAAGAACATACGTAACTTCCAAATAATGAAAAGTCCCCTGATCTCCAAGCGCAGTTATCTCTCCATCCCAAAACTTTGTTCCAGAATCGGTCATACTGAAAATCCGAATGTACCCCCAATATCCGTCCGCATTTATAAAACTGTCAAGAAATGTGTCGACATTATTTGAGTCCGCATCTGTATCGCTAATAACCATCTGTGTAACAGAACTTGCAGTCGAGTGATTAAATCGAACATCTCCTGTTCCGGGATCGTCATCGCTTTCTGCATCCGTACTTGTATCGAAAGTAAAGTGTGCAGAAAATCCACCAAATCCGCCCTGATCTCCGGTAGGACCGGTAGCTCCGGTTGGACCAGTAGGACCAGTAGAACCGGTGGGACCGGTAGGACCAGTAGAACCGGTTGGACCAGCCTCAGTAGGTCCGGTAGGACCTGTTGGTCCGGTGGGACCGGTGGGACCGGTAGGACCAGTAGAACCGGTTGGACCAGCCTCAGTAGGTCCGGTAGGACCTGTTGGTCCGGTGGGACCGGTAGGACCAGTAGAACCGGTTGGACCAGCCTCGGTAGGACCGGTTGGTCCGGTAGGTCCTGTTGGACCGGTAGGACCGGTTTGTCCAGTTGGTCCGGCTTCGGTAGGACCAGTAGAACCGGTGGGACCGGTAGGACCAGTAGAACCGGTTGGACCAGTAACAGTACTATCTGCACCAGTTGGACCCGTAGGACCAGTCGGTCCAGTTGGTCCGGTAACAGTAGAATCTGCTCCTGTGGGTCCTGTCGGTCCCGTTGGTCCAGTTGGACCTGTAGGACCAGTAACAGTAGAGTCTGCACCAGTTGGACCAGTAGGACCAGTCGGTCCGGTAGGTCCGGTAGGTCCAGTAACGGTAGAATCCGCCCCCGTAGGTCCTGTTGGACCGGTAGGACCAGTCGGTCCAGTTGGTCCGGTAGACCCCGTAGGACCAGCCTCAGTAGGTCCAGTTGGTCCGGTGGGTCCAGTTGGACCCGTTGGTCCTGTAGACCCCGTAGGACCAGTAACGGTAGAGTCTGCGCCCGTAGGACCGGTAGGACCAGTGGGTCCGGTAGGACCAGTAGGTCCAGTAACGGTAGAATCCGCCCCCGTAGGTCCTGTCGCACCTGTAGGACCAGTCGGTCCAGTTGGTCCGGTAGGACCGGTAACAGTAGAATCTGCACCCGTAGGACCAGTCGGTCCAGTTGGTCCGGTAGGACCGGTAACAGTAGAGTCTGCGCCCGTAGGACCAGTAGGACCGGTCGGTCCGGTAGGACCGGTAGGACCTGTTTGTCCCACCAGATCCATATAATCCTGAATATCGTCACGAAGTTTCTTGGTAGGACATAAAGCAACCTGATCTCCAACAAGAATGGTCCGAGCTGAAGTGCCCTCCTGTTCTCTTGTAATGGTAAAAGTGTCGCCTACACGAGCAGTAACTCTTACAACCTCCGCATTGGAAGTTGTTGGCTGTACGCCTGTAGCCCATACAACGACATTAAAATCACCATCAGCCGTTTCCGGAAACAAACCGCCAGCATCAGTGGCAACAACAAGCTCCGTCCCGGAATCAGCCGGATCGGGAGCCGTCAGTACGGTGGTATACCCAAAATTTGTAACAGGGTCAAGCGTAAGATCGGGCATCTATTTCCTGTTACAAATTAGCTTAATTAGACTTTTGTAATTTTTCCATTTCATCACGAACCATTCCCAACATCACCCTCAAATCGTCAATCTGCAATCCGAGATTTTCTATCATCTGTTTTTCGTTATCGATTTCCTGCTTTCCAACCTTTGCCTCACCCTTTCCCTGTGTCTTGTATGTCAAGATCATGTCAGGAAGAGAGTGCTTCTCTCGAAACCGCTTTGCAATACCGTTTTTTATAATATCTCCCATCAAGTTCTCTTCTAACTCTTTGAACACCTTCATCTTTTGCTCCGGAGTCATACCCGGAATATCCTTTGACTTAGCGGTTTTCTTCGCCATAATAAAAAATAATAAATTTAATACTCATATCCATCATCATTCGCCTCTTCGCTCGGAACGCCAGTTACTACCGCATGGTCCCGGTTAGTATTCTTTATCGAATCCAACGCACGACCCAGATAGAATTCCCACCTCTCCTCACGTTTTGTAAGAGGGATAGGCTTGTCACGATTGGACTTGTATTCGATTACTACCGCATCCGCCCATAATTGATGAAAAGCCTTTGGAAAACCCAACGTTGTGGTAGATGGATCTACCGACATATCATCCGTGTCATCGCTCAAATCATCAATATCCGCAGGATAATCAAACGACCACAACTTCAGCCCCGCAGTAACATCATCCTCAATCTCCCCGGTCAACAACCAGATAGACCCCCGAAAGATCTCATAAAAAGCAGAATCTTCATCCCACCCAAAACTAGCCTGAATCGTAGCTTCATCCGAAGTGTGCTTATGAAAATTCATATCTACCTCGTTTAGAGTGACCCAATTGTCATCGTAAGTATCATCCGGAAGAAGGTTTGCCTCAATTCGCTTTAGCCGGTTAAGAAACTCCGGAGGAAAGGGATACTCACGAGTAGTATCTGTCTTGAGAAGGTCAGTTGTCTGAGGCATACCAAAATAGTCCTCATTTACGCCCTCTATCTCTCCTGCCAAGTAATCTTTAATCGGATTGGCTATCGACAGAATCTCTGCATCCGGAAAGGTTGTAGAATCCGTCCTTGTGCCGTATCGAATATAAGTAGCAAACTCTTTTTGTGTCATTTCTTATATATATCCAATATAGTTACGCCAAGATAGGTCACACGAAAACACCACCATTCTGGCATTTTCTGGTGTAACTCACTTCGTCAGTGCGTCCTCAACCGCCTCACTTCTGTCAAACGCCATCTCGTCACCAGCCGTTGCAACCGACTCCAAATAATGCTCTATCAAATCCACAATCGATTTCGGAGCAGTAAACGGCTTTCCCTTCGGATATACCATCACCACACCATTTACACAAACTTCGTGTGTTGCTCCGGGCTTCTCTCCAAAATTAAGCGGAATATAGCACCTTACTTGATCTTCCTTCTCCCACTTCTCAATCGTTATCTGCTTCTGTGTCTTTGTCACATTTTCAACCTCCGTACTGGACAAAGACCTTCCACCCTTTTTTACTACCTCTCCTTGATGCTTTCTTTGGTGAGTTTCCAAATCCTGCTTCCTTGCTGCCCTAAAACCGCAGACCTTTCCGTCTACCATCACATCACACACAAACGGTTTTTCTACTTCTTCTTTTACTTCTTTTACTTTCTTTGGGGACACAGCGACTTTCTTGACGTTCTTTGGGGTAATTCTATCTGTTTTCTTCGCCATATTACGAGTAGAATAAACTTAATATATTCATTATAGCACAACAGAAAGGGGAGCAAATGCTCCCCTTTTGAACAAATTCAATCTCACTGAAACAACCTATTCTGATTCCGGCAACTCACCATCCTCAACCTCGAATCGCTCCGGATACTCTTCCATCAACGATACCGCAACATCCGGAAGAACAATTTCCACATGAAGAGTCTCACACTCCAAACCACCCACAAACAACTCCTCCTGCCAAACATATCGAAGAGTTACAAGATTGCTTTCAACCTCCGGCTTCTTCTTTGCCGGAGCCTTCTTCGCTACTGCTTTTTTAGCCATAATAATAACAAACCAAATTTAACATAAAGGGGAGCAAACGCCCCCCTTTGTGACTGTTTACCCAACGACTAGGTTTGCACCCCTACGCCAGAAGCAGCAAAGCTCGGCGTACCGCCCGCTACATAGATTCCAACACCCGCTTCCGCCATTACAGTATGATCTGCACATGAACAATCTTGCAATAAAACCGTGCCTTGTGTTTGGGCTGCCCCAAACCCAACAGCATGAGCCGGCTTAGCTGCTCCAAGTTCATTGCTCAAGAATGTACTATTTTTAACAAGTAGCATTCTTTCGACATCCGTAGCATTAGCACCGTAGATTCTAACCGCTTCTGTACCTGCTGCTTTGACCAAGAAGAGACAGTCCTGAATTACATTATCCCTACACACCTTTCCGGTAATTGTTTCTCTCGTTAGCAACATATTCGGTCTAATCTTGTCATCCGCAACGATATTAACAAGAGATCCAAACGTACAATTGACCCATTGGGCTGAGTCACCGTTGTTTAGCACCTCGGCTGCTGCTGTTTCGTCCAAGTCCGTAGACTTGTAGAACTCACAGCCCTCATAGATTGAATACTCCCCACCTTCCGCAACAGCATAAAGACTTTCATCCTTAGTATTGCTTGAATCAAACTTGATTCCTTGGAAAGTATTACCAACACCCGTGTTTTTCATCACTGCAATGTCTGTCGCTGCCGTTGTCACACCCATTGTAATTCTCGACCTTGCACCCAACCCGATTGATCCGGGTCTGTGACCTGCCGAAACGAAGTGAAGGCGACTCTTTGTTACATCGAGCATCGCCGTTACCGCATGGGCTGCATACGCACTCAGAACGATCACATCGTCCTGCCCGCTTGTTGCAGCGTCAATCGCTGCCTGAACGGTTGCAAACGGATATTCCGCCGTTTTACCGTCATAGTTGTCATCATCTCCGGTTGTTGGGTTTACGAACCAAACATCCCCGAATGTGGTAACACCTAACTTTTGAAGAGCATCCATCAACGGCTGTTGATATAGACCCTTTTTCTGTAGATCCGCACTCATTTTTAATTATGATAAAAATTTAACCTAAACCGTAAACCTCTTCAGATCAGTGTTTACGATACAGAATGCTCAAG